CGTGGCAGGGTCGTAAGGCGGTTCAACATAGGGGCCGGTGAAACCAGCAATGAGGATCTCATCCTCGGTGAAGGTGCTCGGATCGGTGCGGGTGAAACCGTTGGGCAAGGTGATGCGGAAGGGGAGCGGGGCAGGGCGATTGCCGTGGAAGGAGTAGAGCATCACGCAAACCTCAGAGAGAATTGGTATAGGCCCTGCGCACTGTCGGTGAGCGCAAACATACGAGTGTTATCAGGCGATACGCGGACGCCCCACACCAGACCAACTGGTCCGGTCAAACCATAAAATGCAATCAATTCCGTGGTATTAAGAGATGCCGTTGTCAGATCGTTAGGTGATGTCATTGAAATCTGCCTAACTTGTCTTCCTCCATTTAAGGCAGTGTCGCTAGTGGATGCGTACATGGTTCGACCGTCCGCAGTAACGTGAACTCCAAGGGCTCCCGTCAATGCAAAGCTCTGGGACAATGTGGCAGTTCCCACCTCGTAGGCAGTAGAAAGTGTGTATTTACGAATGTTGTTAGAGGCAGTGCCGGCAAGAAATAGCAGGGTTCCATCGCTGTTGATGTGAATACCGCGAGGAGCACTTTCTGTAGCAAATACATAAATAAATCCCCTGGCAGTGCTGATGTCCCATGCAGTGCCGAGTTGGATTTCGTAAACAGTGTCATTTGTCTGACCTAAAACATATAACTCAGTACCGTCGTCCTTGAAAGTTATACCTGTGGGATTGGCTTCAAATCCAATAGATAGTGAGCGTACAAAAGAAATTGTGGATACGTTAAAGGCTGATGACAACGAAAACTCTCTAATAGTGTCGTTGCCTTGTCCAGTGATATACATTTTAAAGCCATCTTCCTTGAACCAGAGTCCGGTAGGAGTTGCTTCACCGACTGTCGCAGACACGCGCACAAAAGATGCTGTGCTGACATCCCAGGAGGTGCCTAGATTGTATTCATTAACGTCGTCGCCACTTGTACCGATGACAAACATCCTGCTGCCGCCTGACGTGAAGAACAATGCGCGAGGCGACGTTTCCTGCGTGGCGACAGAAAAGCTAAGACTGGCGTAACTTGCAGTGCTAATGTCCCAAGCAGTGCTTAAAGTATATTGATAAACGGTATCGGTCGTTTGCCCAACCATGTAAAAAGCCAGGCCATCACTCTTAAAGAAAATGCCTTGCGGTGTAGTATCTTGCGTCGTGACACTGAAACTTTTGCTGGCGTAAGTAGCCGTGGTGACGTCCCAAGCAGTGCTTAGTGTGTACTGATACACCGTGTCATTGTTGGTACCCATGACATACATCTTGGTGCCGCTGTCGCCAAAGAATGGCGTGCTCGGCACTGTGTCTTGCCCGCCGACGTAGACTTTCTTCACGTCAACTGTGGCAGTGGCAAGATCGTAAGGCGTGGATAATGTGCAAGACCACACGGTATCTACATTATACCCGGTGAAATAAAGGCGGGTGCCATCATCACTGATAGCGATGCCATTGCAGTTAAGTTCATAATCGCCAACGACTAGGCTTTTACTGGAGTAGGTGATCGTTGCAAGATTCCAAGGTGTTGTGCATTCGTACTGAAAGATGGTTGCAGTAGTTCGCGTACCACGCACCGCAACATAGACATAGCGTCCGTCACGGCTAACATCAAAGCCCTCTTCAGCGCCAGAGCTGGTCAAAGCGTTGAAAACGCCGTCATAACCAAAGCGCGAGACGTACTTTTTGGCATCTTGCAACGCCACCACGTCCTCGGGCTGATACACCCCGCTGGTGCGCTTGCTATCCGTTCCGCCAATCAGTCCAAGTCTCATTAGCTGATCTCCTCGTAGCCGATCACCAGTTCCAAGTCGCTTGCCGCACTGGCCAAGGCGCGGATGCTGTCGCCTTCCTCTAGGTAGAAATACGTTTCTTTAGTGCTGAGCACTTGCGTAGCGTCAGCAGGCACTGCAATCGTCCTGGCAATGTAGCGATCCGTGGTGCCGTCGTAGATCGACACGCTGATGTCAGCGGCATTCACGCCATCCACATTGGCGCAGAAGATGCTGTTGATCTTCAGCACCTTACCGCTGGCGGCGCTGTTGGTTAGAGCGGCGGCCAAGCTCCCCGTGACGGCATAACGGGCTGTGCGTCCCAGGATCGTCGTAGGTGACTTGAGGTTTGGAGCAGCCATCAGAAGATCATCCCAGCGATAACGGGGTCAACGCCAACGGATCCGCCGCCGCCAGCAGTTGCCCACGAAAGTACAGCAGAGCCGTTGGTACTAAGCACCTGCCCGCTTGTGCCATCAGTGGCAGGTAGTGTCCATACCAAGCTAGTGCCGACCGTTGCAGGTGACTTGAAACCTACGTAATTGGAGGAGTCGGCATCCTCAAACCGCAACTCACGCTGCGCTGTAAGTTCAATGTCAGTTAGGAATTGCCTAGCCATCAGCCAACCACCACGACGCGGTAAGCATTACTGCTAGGGGCAGTGGCAAATACCAGCGTAACTTCATTGACGCTAGTGCGACCCACGTCAACCACCACATCATCGTAGGTGCCGGAGTTGGGGAATACCGATACCTGTACGTCGCGGGTGTTGAAGTTGTGGGTGATGACATAACTGGTGGCAGAGCCATCACCAAAGTTGGCGACATATTTGCGAATCCTTCCGCTGTAGGTAGCCAGCTTCAACGGGGTGACGATGCGGGCGTCATCAGTGCCAGCGTCAACCTCGGCCTGGGTGGCAATCTCAGCAACGCCAGCAGTGGTCTCACTGGCGGCTGGTGCTGCGGTGCCGAACGTGACCCAGCTGATGTTGCTGGAACCGATCGTGCCGTTGATCTGATCCTGCCGGTAGGTCGTGGCGGCGCTGGTGCCTTCCTCGACCGTTGTGATGGCTTGCTCCAGCTCGGGGAAGGTGCTGGCGTCCAGCGAGCGCGTAGCAGCGCTGGCGGCCCCGTTCCAGATGTAGATGCCGTTTTCTGATGCTGTCGATTGAGCCCGCACCAGGATGCGGTCGCCCGACGCCATCGTGATGCCGTCGATCGTGGCGCCAGGGCTGGCCAGGTTCAGGTTCGACTGGGTGGCGACTCGGCAGCCGTCCTTCCATGCCAAGCCTTCGACCAGAGAGTCCACATAGGACTTCGGCACCGCGTCGCCTGTAGCTGACGGGCTGGGCAGGTTGATGACTTTGGAGACCGACTGGAAGTCGAAGTCTGTGAAGATCTTCTTAGGCATCTCAGATCAGCCTCGCGAAGCCAGCGACGGGGACTGCAAACACGATAACCGTGGTGTTCACGCTGGGATGCGACACATCGGCTTCAATCTCCTGGCTGCCGCTGTCGAACACCTCCACCGACGGAACCACGCCGCGGTTGTGGTTGATCGTCCAGGTTGCGGCCGGCGATGACTGCGTGAACACGTAGGCCGTGCCTTCGTCCTGGCCATCCACCCATTGCGCGCCGTCGTACTTCAGCACCTCGCCGGCTGTGGGACTGGTCAGCTCCACATCGGTCAGATCTGACAGGCCGAATGTCCGCGGGTTCTGGCCCGGTGCGGTGCTGCTCGGCGCCAAGCGCTGCAGGCCGATCTCGACCATGGCGCCATCGTCCAGTTTGCGCACCTCGCGCACCTGGTAGTTGACCCCATCCACCGTGATGCCGTCGCCAAACAGCAGGCCGCCGAAATCAGCAGCGCGCGCCGTCAGGCTGTAGTCGGTGCTCAGCACCATGTCGCCGGCCACCACCTGCGTTGGCATGTCCAGAAGGCCCAATGCCGTAACGGCGCCAGCTGTGCAGCTGACGCCGAAATCGGCAAGGAACTGAGTGAGATCCTCAGTTAGAGCCATCAGCCGTACTTCTTCAGGCCGAAGCCGAAGCAGGTAACAGCGCTGGAAGCGGTGCCAGTCTCAGCGGTGCAGCTCAGACGAACGTAACGCTTCAGCTCGTCACGGTTGAGGGTTTTCACCTGCTTGGAGGCAGTGTTGCCGATAGCGGTGAAGCTGCCGCCGGTGGCAGCCGTGAAGGTGCTGTTGTCGTCGGACTCTTCAATGCGGAAGGTCAGATCAGCGCCAGCGCCAGCAGCAGTGCCGGACAGGATGATCTGAATGTCGCCGTCGTACTCATGCAGATCAACGCCGGTCTGGTTGCCAGTGCCGGTGATGGTCGTAGTAGCCAGGAGCGTGAAGTGCTCCAGCTTTTCAAGGGTTTGTTGAAAGATCGCCATTGGGGTCACCTAGTGCGGGGTTTGCGTTTGGGAGCCACTACCGACTCTGGCTCAGGCGCGAACTCGGCAGCAATGCTGGCCGCGACCGCCTTGCCGATCCCGATCAGCAGGCGTGCATCGGCCAGACTCGCGTCCAGCTTTGCGCCAACCCTTGCGAGTTGGCCGCCCACCATCGTGGTTCTCAGAATCTCAATCTCCATGCTGGTTAAGGGCCGGTGTTACCCGGCCCCGCCTCCATCAGATCAGAGGGTGTTGTTGCCGCGGCAGAAGCCCTCAGGATGACGGACAGCGAAGTCCACATCCTGCAGAGCCACCACGCGCACGGTGCCGCTGGTGCTGTGGGTGTAAGGATCCACGGTCAGATCCAGGCCAGACCACATGCCCATGATCAGCTGGCTCCAAACGGCAAAGAAGATGTCGTTTGTAGCCACCTGGTTGGACACCACGGCGTTGTAGCCGTTGACGGTGCCGCCGGGCTCGAACACATAGGCGCCGGTGTCGGTGCCCTTGTCCTTGGTCTTCAGAGCGCCACGCATGGAGGCGTTCATCAGGTAGGCCATGGCGCCGATGTCGGCGTTGTCGGCAGCGATCAGGCTCTCCATTTCCACCACCTCGGCGTAGGTCGGGGTGTTGGCGGCGAAGTCCTTGGTGTTGATGCCGGTGGTCAGCTTGATGCCCAGGGGCTGGTTGCTGTTGCCCAGGCCGTAGAGGCCTACGCGGTCGATCTCCAGAGCCAGCACGGTGGCGAGATCCTGGCGGATCATCTGCTCCACGTCGATGCTGGACTGCAGCATCAGGCGACGGCTGTAGTCGGTAAAGGCGCCCACGGTCTTGGGCGACATGTTGACCTGATCGACGGTCTGGTTGCTCTCAGTAGGAGAGCCAGACTCAGCCACCCAGTAGGCGGTAGCGGCGCCGGTCTGACGGGGGATCGCCACGTTGCCGCTCAGGCCGGTCAGGCTGGTCACGCCGAGGCCAGCCAAGGCGGAGCGGTTGCGCAGCAGCTCGATGAACGAACCGGGGCGGAAGTCGGTGCCGACCAGATCGCCAGCGGCAGAGGCAGAGCCCACGGTCAGGTCGCGGCGCAGCACCTCGTTGGGCACCATGATGCCCTGGGCGGTTTTGCCAGCTTTGGCGGCAGCAGCCTCGGAGCACTCACGCTCGAAGGCAGCGGCTTCCCACAGCTTGCGATCCTGGGGGTTGGCCAGAGCGTTGATGGCGCGCTGGAAGGAGAACTCGCGCACTTCCTTCTCAGACATGCCGATGTCGGAAGCTTTCTCAGCCACAGGCTCAACCTTGGCGCCAATCTTTTCGAGAACAGCAGCACGGGCCTCATCGAGGCTACGGCCACCCTCGATCAGCTGGCGGCCGAGATCAGCCATGCCGTGCTTCTCAGTCAGGGCAGTGATGCCGGCAATGCGGGCGCGCTCAGCTTTGGCAGCCTCAGCAGCCGCTTCAGCCCGCACCGCTGAGATGTCAGGGGTGTTTTCCATCGGAACCTCAGGTTCTGGTTGGGGGGGTGTTGATGCGGCGGTGGCCGCAGGTTGAGCGTCGAGAGCACGCCCGACGCCGACCGTTGGGTCTGCAGGTATGCTAACCACGCTGATCTCGTAGGGAGCCCAGCTGGTAGCGACGAAATCACCGCTGCCGCGTTGCTCCATTTCGTTGATCGCGTAGCCAAAGCTCACATTACGCAAGACGCCATCGCGTACATCTGCGAGCACTTCTTGCGCAAACGCATTACGGCTGAACTTTACCGTGGCATAGCCACGCTTTTTCTCGCCGTCGATCCATGCACGCTCAACAACACCGATCACCTTGTTGGGGTCGTGGTTGAACAGCAGCGGCGCGGAATCGTTAAGGCGCGACAGATCAGCGCTGCGCTCATCATGAGACAGCACTTCATTGCCGAAGTAGCGAGCGACCGGGAACTCGCTGGAAAATGGGAACTCAATCGAACGCTCGTCTTCGCTGACCGTGAAGTCAGCAACCTCGGAGCGTTTCAACAGTTGCCCTTCTAGGTCACGCAATAGATCCATCGGTGTTGTCCGGGTTGTCTGTCACATTATCGGTCGACTCAGCCGGGGTAGTCGCCGGCGCAGGATCTGAGCCAGGGTCGGTGTCAAACTTCAGGTCCAGTGCTTCGGCATCGTCCAGCTCCTGACGGCGTGCGCGCATCAGCTCCTCAATGTCGCCACCCTGTTCAGCCACTACTTCGCTCAGCGTCTTGAAGCCGTTGCGCACAGCCATCGCGTAGGCATCAACCTCCTTGGCTGGATCCACCCATGCCCAACCGCGCGGCATCCATCTCACTGCCTTGTAGCGATCAGCTTGGATCTCGTAGTTCGGCAGCGGCAGCGCGCCGCTCAGCACTGCCATGTCGAGCCACACGTCAAACACCCGTTGGTGCAGGTTCTCGACCAGCCAGTTCTGCAGGATCCGCCAGTGGTCGCGGTCCTCAAGCAGGCTCAGCCGGCTGCTGCTGTAGTTCGTCTGGCTGAAGTCCCGGCTTACCGTCTCGTAGCTGCAGCCGATGCCAGCCGCCATGGCCCGCAGCATCGCCCGCAGGAACGGCTCAAACTGCCCATCCGGTGCATCCAGCTGCGGCACCGTGACGCTTTCGCCAGGCGCCAGATACTTGAACACGCCGGGCTCAAAGTTTGAGACCCGCTCGCCTTCCATCACCTCATCGCCCATCAGCTCACCCTCGGGCGAAGTGATGAAGCCCATCAGTGCGCTGCTCGCCCGTGCCCGCACGATCTCGGCTTGCTCGTAACCGGACAGGTGGTGCAGCCGCTGGATTGCGCTGGCAAACCATGTGATGCCACGCGTCATGCCGGGCCGCTCCATCCGGTAGAGGTGGATCACCTCCTCGGCAGGCACGCGCTTGTGGCGCTGCGTTGAGATCTGCTGGTTGCTGAACTGATAGTCGCCGGGGTGATAAGCCAAGAAGTGGTACGCCACCGGGCGCCCCCAGGTGTCCACCTCGACGCCCATCCTGATCTCGTTGCCTTGCTGGCTGCGGCCGTTAAGGCCGTCATCGAGCAGGTCCGCCTCCAGCACCTCCAGCGCCAGTGGCACAGCCGAGCCGCCAAATGGTTGCTTCACCAGGCGGATGAACACCTCGCCTGACTCAGAGCAGGCCCGCACCGCTAAGCGCTCAATGTCGTGGAACGTCAGCTTGCCGCTGGTGTGGCAATGCTTTGCCTTAGTCCATTGGCGCCATGCGCCCTCAATCGCATCGTTGACGCCAGAGTCCAGCCGTCCACCGCGCAGCATCCGCACCTGCGCCTGGAACGGGATGCCCTGCCCAACGACATTGCCCTCAATCGCACGCAACGCCTGCCGCGCGTAGTCGTTATCGCGGCACAGCTGACGCGCACGATCGCGCAGCTTCTGCGCTGACCCATAAACCTCGCTGTCAGCGCTGGTGTTACCCGTCACCCAGTCAGCTGTCAGCCGGCTGAACTTTGCGCCCTCATACATCCGGCGCCGAATTGGCTTTGTCGGCTCGGGCGTGCCCCGCTGCAGCCAGCCAAGGATTGAGGATCGGATGCCCATCAGAAGCGCACGAACAGGTTATGGGGGTTGCCCAAGCCATTGGCAGCCAAGGCCGCGGCCTGCTCGCGCTTCACCTCAGCCTTCAGTTTGCCTTCCAGCGTCAACAGGTCGGCCAGCTCCATCTTCTTCAGACGCCGGCTGCCGATCGTGTACTCGGCCACCGCACCGCCCGCGACCATCGCGCGGATCGCACCCTGCACCGCGTCGAGATCCTTCTGCGCCTGGCTCCGGCCGTCGAACGCGCCAGGTGTGCCCGTGTAGCTCAGCGCAGGCAGCACATCGAGCTGCCCGGCGCCGAGCGTCACATGCACACCGCTCTTGCGCGCCTCGGCCTGCCAATACCACTGCCCGGCATCAAACGCCGCGCTGGTGGCCTGCGAGATCGTGAACTCCCACCCGGTCCCGTAGGCCGCACCCGTCACCGTCGCGCCTTCGCTCGCGGTGTTGGTTCGCAGGTAGTAGAAGAGCCCCCAGCCGTCGCTGCTGCTGATCGGGTTGCCCAGGTTGTCGCGGCCAGCAACATCCCGCCACTTCACCGTGTCGCCGGCTCTGATCTGGGCAGGGATGTTCACGGCCTCACCAGCTGTTGACGAACGCCGAAGCTCCGGCTCCACCCGATCTTAGGCGCGGCTTGCGGGGCTCAACATCCCCATTCTG